AGCCGGACCAACGGAGCCCACAGAGCCCACGCCAGAGCCGCAGGGCTTGTATTATGTCCGCATTGCATACAATCAAGAAAAGGACAGCGCGGGGGAAGTCCTGGCAGCTTTGCGGCTTAGATCATCCCCGGAGCACGACGCCACGATCCTGGCGTTGATACCTAACGGCGAGAAAGTCACGGTCGACAAAAAGACCGGCGACGGCTGGGCCCATATAAATTATGGGCGTGTAGTAGGCTGGGCAAATATGGCCTATCTTTTTAAAATCTGACAGCCACACGATTATTTTTATCCCCCTTGGAAAGAGCCCTCGGCATCATGCCGGGGGCTTTTTTTATTGTCTTTTTATACATGGTTTTATACATGACTTTTTATATTTTTTGCCCCTTATGGTTGACGCCTTGAAAAATAAAAATGCTTATTTTACAATGTTTTTTGGTGCTTTCAGTCCACAAAAAGACTAAGGGACGGGCTTTCAAGTCCCACCAGCCCCACCACTAAAAAACCGCGCCCCGCTTGCATTGCGGGGCTTTTGTTTTTTCCTTTACATGGTTTTATACATGGGTTTTAAAAATTTTTTTTGCAAATTGCAAAATATAGTATTGACTATCAATGCAATATAGTATATACTATAAGCATCAAAGGAAAGGAAGGAACAAAGAAAATGACACGCGAGGAACTTATTTCAAAGGCTTTCGAAGTTTACAGAAACAGCCCCTTAGATCAGAGCTTAACAGATACCCAGATAGTAAAAAAGTTAATGGAAATGAATGACGGTTTTTTATACGGTTTTATTAAATGTTACGGCTAAGAAAGGAAGGGCGCAAAAATGACACTTAACGAGCAGAAAATCCAGGCAAAAGAACTTTATAGAATCAGACGCGAAGACTACATGAGAAACCAGACGCCCGAGAACTGGAAAAAGTTTTGCGAGGCAAAGCGCTATTGTATGCTGCTGGGCGTGATCATATAAGAAAGGGGGCGCCGATCATGCAGGAATCTTTAAAAAAGGCACAGGAAACCTACCGCCAAAAATGCCAGATTATAAATATTAGGGTGAATAAGGAAACCGAAAGCGATATAATAGAATGGTTGCGCCGTGGAGACGTGGCGCCCAGGATAAAAAAACTAATACGAGAAGACATAAACAAGAGCCCCGCCAAGTGACGGGGCTTTTTTAATTATTGGCGCTTTTTAGCCGTTCAAATGTTAAATTGATCACGTCGGCGGCGCTTTCCAATTCACCCGCGACCGCGTGTTTATAGGTCCCGAAAGTGTCCATGCTTTTGGAATGGCCGACCAATTCACGAATGGTACCCTCGGCCAAATGTGTCTGACTGGAGACGATAGAAACGAACGTGTGCCGGAGACTATAAAGCGTGCCGGGCAATCCGCGGGCGGCTTTCAGCTTGGCCCATTGTTTGCGGACGGAATCCTGCGACGCTGGCGCCCCGCATCCGTTCGGGAATATCCAAGGCGTGTTAAACTTTGCGGCATGATTGCGGGCTATTGTTTCCGCGATAATCTGACGGGCCAGCGGCGGGAGCGGAATAACTCGGCGGGCGTTTTTGTTTTTGCCCTCAGTTATCTGGCGCTCGTCATTTATAGCGCGGTTTATATATAACACGCCGTTTTTTATGTCACTTTCCTGGAGTCCCAGACATTCACCCGGACGCAATCCGCAAAGCAGCATGACACAAAAAGCGGGGTGAAACCAAAGGTCGGACGGCTCAAAAAGGCGGGCAATATCAGCGGGCTGGAGTATTTCACGACAGGGTCGGGCGTGTCCCTGGGGAATATAAAGAGATCCGCGCCAGGCGTCACAATAATAATTATTATATGCGAACTTGTGCAGCCCCACGATCACGCCGCGCAAATGTAAAAGGGTTTTATAGCTCAGACTGCCCGACGGGTCTTTTTGGGGCCTGGCGTTGTTTATGACGCTTTGCCAGTCCCTAAGCGTTAAATTATTCATACGACACCGCCCGAGCGCTGGCAGGACGTACAGGCGCGTATATAAGTCCGTTACGCGGAACGTATCACGGCGGCCGAGGCGGCTTTCCACATCCTCAAGGTAAAGCGCCACACACTTGGCGACCGTCAAATGATCATCAAGCCCGCCAAACTCCAGCCAATTCTCATACTTTTGGACGACCTCACGCTTTCCCGCTTTGCCTGGCGTGGATGAATAAAAGGTCTTTTTAATACCGTTGTTTTGTGCCTGGAGAATCCAGAGCCCGCGCTTTTTGCTATATGACGGCGTGGCCATTATTGCGCCCCCCTATTTTTAACAAATTCTAAAATGGCGTATTTTTCCGCAGCATCACACGAACGGAAACATAAAATCAAATCATTTTCAAGGGGAGACAGGGCGACGGGTTGCGGGTCCTTTTCAACGTTGTAACCTTCTAACCAATCCGGATTAACATACAAAACAGCGGCGCACCTTCTTATTGTATCAATTTTAGGGTGCTTAAGACCCCTTAAATATTTACTAACTTTCGAGCGGTCCAAATCTGACAGGCGGCAAAAATCAGCCTGCGACAAGCCCTTCTCATTAAGCATAAGCCGGAGACGATCACCAAAAGTGCTTATTTTTTCCATAATTTTGCGTCCTTCTTTCCTTTTTAATCATTATAAGCGCACAACCAAAAAAATACAATTAACGGGTGTTTTATGGCTACTTATGGGAAAAATGTCATATTTTTGTAATTGACATAAGTACACAAAAACGCTAAATTTTAGTTGAGTACAAAAGAACTCAAAACCGAGGAAAGGAGAACAAAAAATGCTTAACAATTATGGCCAGCTACTTTGGAAAATTGAAAAGGTTTTCAAAACAAAAAAGGCTTTTTGTATAGCGGCGGACATTGATACAAAGACGCTTAACAATTATATCAATGGACGCCACGCCATGCCCGCGACCTTTATTTCCAAATGTTGCAAACTCTTAAGCATCCCAACGGACGAAATAGGCTTTTATTTTTTTTCGTCCGACGAGGACTTAAGTACATGAAAACGACGCGCCCGGGAACGGCGACACATCCGCAGCTCTACCAGCATTTTAAAACGGCCCAGGACATAGGCGACGCAATAAACCGCAGCCGATCCTACGTTTTCAAAGCATTAAAAACAGGGTTTACGGACAGAGAAAAAGAGATGCTCGAAAGCATCACAGGCACAAGGCTTTTTGACTGAGCCAAAGAGGAAAGGAAAGAAATACAAATGAAACTTTTGACGATTATTTACATCATAGCAGCGTGCGGCGTCGGCATCCTGGCGGGCATGATCATTGAGACCATAGCCGACGAGGTAACGCTTAGGCGCCAGGAAAAGCAAATCGAGCTTTTACAGCTGAGGGTCGAAGAACTGGAAAGCGAAAACGGCGACAAAGTGCAGGTCATTGAGATAAACGACAACAGAGCACAGCCGGAAAGCTATTTCACACCGTTTTAAAAATCCAAATGAAAAGAGGAAAGAGAAATGAAAACAACCAAAAAAGGCGTATTTACGCTGCAGGAAATCGGAGCCCGAGCCTTTAAGGCGTGGCCGGGACGCTGGAAGAACGAGGAAAGCGCCTACGCATCCGTCAGAGCGGCCGCCCAGCGTTTGGGCGTCGGAGACATTAACGGAAAGCAGAAATACAAGCTCATTAAAACGACCGACGTTTCCCGCATCATTGACGAGCTGACAAGAATTGACAAAAAGAAAAGGCACGAAAGCGGCCAGGCTGACTTTTTCGCCCTTTTGCCCGACGAACCCGCGGTTCTGACGACAGTTGACTACAAGCCCACCAAGATCACGCCCGAGATAAAAAAACAATTAGCTGAGGTCTTAACCATTGCGCCGGATGAAACGCCCGACGCTGACAGGCTCAGAGCGCTGGAGACGGCCGCGGACATCCTCAAAGACGCCCTGCGGGTTTTTCTTGATTGCCTTATGGAATACGAAAGGGGGCGCGAATAAATGGACTTTTCAAAAGTACAGACGCTTAACGCAAACTTGAAATATACAAACATCAAGGGGAAGAACTATATCACAGTAAACCAGCGCGTGCTGGCTTTCCGTGAGCTTTACCACAACGGCCGCATTACTACCGAAATAGTAAAGCTCGCGCCCGAAGCTGACGGCGCAGGGAATACCGTCATAGTTAAGGCTTTTATATATGACGGCGAGGCGCTCATAGCAACGGGTCACGCTTTCGAGAATCCGGGAAAGAACACAAATATTAACAAGTTTTCGGCGCTGGAGAATTGCGAGACATCCGCGGTCGGGCGTGCCCTGGGCTTTTTAGGCATAGGCGCAACGGACAGCATAGCAAGCCTCGAGGAAATCCAGGGCGCCGGCGACGATATCACCCAGGAGACACAGCCAACACCCGCAGCGGGTCCGGCAAAGATTGCACCCGAACACCTGGCGATGCTTTCCAAACTTTACCAGGGCGCCAGCCTTAACAAGTTGCTTGACCATTTCCAGCTCGCCAGCCTTGAAGACATGGACGACGAAACCGCCCGCGCATTACTGGCGAAAGTTGCACAGGCTCAGAAAGCAAAAAAAGCAAAGGGGGCTAATACATGAGTATTTTTGATTTTATTGAAGACATTGAAAGCATAGCGGACAGCATGGCCGCCGAGGCTGAGATCACGGGCGACATATCCGACGAGCTCAAAGAGGAACTGCAGGCGCTTGAGTTGGACGAATCCGACAAAATAGAACAGCTTTGTTTGAAATACAAAGAGCGCCAGTACTTGGCATCCGCCAAAAAGGCCGAGGCCAAAAAGCTGAGCGAGGACGCCGCAATCATGGAAAAGGCAAACGAACGGCTCGCAGATTACATCTATTTTTTGACAGCCGGGAAAAACTTTGAAACCGCACGGGCAAAGGTAACTTTTAGGACCGCCCCGCCGTCGGTAAAGATCACCGACGAAAGCAAGATCCCGACCCAGTTTTGGAAAACACCCGCGCCGACAATCTCCAAAGAGGAAATAAAGAAAGCAATCAAGGCGGGCGAATCCGTGCCGGGTGCATACCTGGAAACGGGCAAGAAGTCCGGGCACATCAGCTAAAGGGGGGTGCCGTATGTTTATCAAATTAACAACAGTAAGCGACCAGCCGTTATTGCTTGACGTTGAGCGCATTGTTAGTGTTTGCGAATACAAAAATCGAACAGAAATTGAATATGCCAAGCCAAAAGAAGAAGGCTTTGAAATTGAATGTTGGTGCGTACAGGAATCCGCGGCAGAAATCCTGGAGCTAATAGACGAAAAACAGGGGGCGAACGTATGAACAACTTAAAAAGTTTAATGGCACTAAACAATATCAAGCCCGAGGAATTGGCACGCCGCGCAGGCGTGGCACCGGGGACAGTCCGCCGCATCATGGACGACCCGCAGGTAACACCATACCACGGGACCGCGGAAAAGCTGGCGGCAGCATTGAACACGACACCCGCCCACATTTTAGGCGTAAAGCCCGCCGGAGCCGAGGACGTGGAATTATTAACCCGCAGGGCTATGGACGCCACAGAGGGCACCGTGCGCGCGCTGAGGGACTACACAGCCGCCCCGCTTAGTATGTCGATTTATTGCGAGGTTAACAGAAACGACGGCGGCAACATTTACCGGGTAAATATTACAGACTGGGACGGGAACACCATAATTAACAAATGGGCCCGCTTAGAGTTTGACGAATCCGGGGCGCTTACGTTAGCCAAATACACAAACGAAAGGCCGGGAACATGATCATGCGCGGCCCCCATAAAAGCGACTTTGTGAGAATCCAGCACCAAACCCTCAGAGACGAAAGCCTCAGCATCACGGCGCGGGGAATCCTTGCATATATGTTAACAATGTCAGACGACTGGGCTTTTAGCGTTAATGGCCTTGCGTCAGCTTTAAAACTTAACCATGAAACGGTCGTTAAATACTTAAAAGAGCTGCAGGCGGCTGGCTATCTGGAGATCGGCAAAGAGCGCAACGAGGCGGGAAAATTCACCGGGAAAAAATGGACGGTTTACGAGATACCCCAAGACCATATACGGAAAAACCGAAAGACGGAAAAACCGAGTACGGATACCGTAGTCGGAAAAACCGAAAGACGGAAAAACCGAGATACGGAAAAACCGACTGTTAAGAACTATCAATCTAAAGAACTATCAAATATAAGAACTATCAAAGAGAGTAATAGTACTACGCGCACGCGCGAGAAGTTTACACCGCCAACCCTTGAGGAAGTTACAGCCTATTGCCGGGAACGTAAAAACAACGTTGACCCGCAGCGCTGGCTTGATCACTACCAGAGCAATGGCTTTCGAGTAGGGAAAAACCCCATGAAGGACTGGAAAGCCGCCGTACGGTACTGGGAGCGGTCCGGCTTTAATGACACGCCGAGAAAATCCACGCCGACGCATCCGCAGGAAACCGAGGAAAGCAAAATCGCAGAGGCCATAAGAATATCCATGCAGAGGCTTGAGCAGAGAGCGGGAGGGGGCGCCGTATGACCATACAAGAGACAGCCAAAATAATTTACATGATACACACGGCGTACCCGGCTGACAGGAAAACCACGGCGGAAGAACTGGCGGACCGCATAGACCTTTGGGCGGTTTTCTTTGCAGACTATCCGGCGCAGGACATAGAACGGGCGGTCAAAGCGTGGATCGTGTCGCAATCATTCATGCCAACCCCGAAGGAAATCAAAGAGGCTTGCGGGACCCTGGGAAAACTTGGGCGCAAGCTGGCGGGCGCTCATTACATCCCCGACGAGATCACGGAGACGGACCCCGAAACCGAGGCAAGGCTGGCGGCTTTGTGGGACAGCATCCAGGAAACGGCAAGAGAGGCGGACTTATGACAAAATCATTTTTACTATTTTTTGAAAACGGACTGCCCAAGGGCACGGCCCAGCAAAAGGGCGAGGCTATCCGCTATAAGAACGGCGCGCCATACATCCAGCACTATAAAAAGGACAAGGTCAGCGCCATGCGCCAAGAGTTTGCGCTACGGCTCAAAAGTTTTGCCCCAAGGAATCCCGCAGCGGGACCCGTTCACCTTTATGTTTGCTTTCATTTTGACGTTAAGGACCGCAAACTTTGGGGAAAGTACAAGACGACACGCCCGGACGCTGACGGCTATGTTAAGGAATTTTTGGATGCCATGACAGACTGCGGCCGCTTTTGGAAAGACGACAGCCAGGTCGCCCACCTGGAAGTTGTCAAGAAATACGCAAAAACGGGCTTTATCGAAATTAGGGTCGAAGACCTGGACTACCTGGAAGACGGGGGCGCGGTATGAATTACGGGCTGCCATACCAGGGAAGCAAAAACGCCATAGCGGAATGGGTAGTCGGTCAGTTACCCGAGGCGGAAACGTTCGTCGACCTTTTTTGCGGCGGTTGCGCGATCACACACGCGGCCATGCTATCCGGCAAATATCACAGTTTTATTGCCAATGACATAATTGGCGGCAACCCCGTTTTATTTAAAGATTGCGCCGCAGGCCGTCACACCGTCGAAAGCCACCTCGAGTGGATAAACCGCCGCGCATTTTTCCAGCGGAAAGCGTCAGAAACCTGGGTCAATTTATGCTACAGCTTTGGCAACGGGGGCGAAAATTACGCCTACGCCGCCGAGATTGAACCTTGGCGCCGTGCTTTACACTTTGCCAGGGTCCTGGGAAACCGCGACCCGCTGGCGCAGTTTGGCATCAGCTCAGACGGGAGCCGCGCGGATGTTTTGGAACACGGCACGGAGTACAAAACCAAATATATAAATTGGTACAAGTCCGAAGTTTTACACCTGGCCACAACTTTGGAAGTTGAGCAGGAAAGACTGGCGGCGGCTATCGCTGAGGAATCCGAAAAGCTCAGAGCCTACCTAATAGCAGCCAGGGACGCGGCGGGCATATCTTCCGCAGACGTTGACCGCTACTTAGGCACCAACGGTATGAGCGGCCATTACTTTGGGCGGAGTCAATGGGCTTTCCCAACCCGCGAGGCGTACCAGAAGTTGCAACAGATCATGCCGGGGCTTGACCAGGACTTTGACGACGTGCGGGGGCTGGCGTCACTTTCCGCCGACTTTGCCAAAATGTCCAAGATTTTAGGGCTTGAGCAAATGGACCCGGAGAGACTTCCGTCGCTGGAATCCCTGGAGCGTTTAGAACGTTTGGAGAGCCTGGCAGAGCTCGGACCCTTGGAAAATCTCACGACATCCGGCAAGGACTACCAAGAGGTCGAGATCCCGGCGGGCGCGGTTATTTATTGCGACATCCCGTACAAAGACACGGACTGCGCCCAATATGGCGGCTTTGATCACGGGCGTTTTTATGACTGGGCGCGAGAACAAAACAACATTTTTATTAGTGAATATCAGATGCCGGGCGACTTTGTGGAGCTTTCCAGCATCCGCAAGCTGGCAATGGGCGCAAGGTCCGAGGCAACAGAAAAACTATTCACAAACCGCAGGACCTACGAAAACAGGAGCTGGGCGGGCGTGGACCTTGAGTTTAGACAATATTCACTTTTTGACCTTTTAGACTGAGGAAAGGGGAAACCATGAAAGACGAGTGCTACAAGGCTAAGCAATGGCTAAGGCGGGCGCATAAATTCGCGTTAAAAGTTGAGGCGGACGCCCGTATGCTTGAGATTTTAGCCAACCGCCTGGACTCGGGCGTGTCTAAGTATGAGAACACAGGCGCCAGCGTGGACCGCGAGGACGCCAAGAAAAGGAAAGAGGACGACCTGCTGAGCTACTCAGAGCAGCGCGCCAGAGTCGAAAGCGAACAAATACAGCTTATAACCGAAATGACAAGGTCGCGCCAGATCATCCAGGAAATAAGAGACCCCGTGCTGAAATCCATAGCAATAAACCGCTATATAAACCACCTAAGCTGGGACGACGTTATAAGGCTTGAGCATTACAGCCGGGCGCAGGTTTTCCGCTATCACCTCAAGATGCTGGAAGAACTGGCCAAGATTTTACAAAACAAAAAAATAATATAGAAAGGAACCCGAGAACATGAAAAGAGACGACATTAACAAGGCGTTAAATGTTTTGACAGACTTAACGGTCGATTATGGCAAGCGTGACGCCGACGGAATAAAAGAGCTTGACGACGCTTTGGACGTTGTGCAAATGGCGGCGCAGGCTTATGAGCAATTAGGCGCCGACGCATACAAGACACGCGAGCAGGACGCCAGGAACAAAGAGTACGCCCGAGGCTTTGCGGAATCCCGCGAGGCCGTGGAAAGCATCCTCGCAGACCAAGGCGTTTTATATCAGATCACCGACGCAGATTTTCGAGACGCGGACACAATCACCCTGCAGCCGAAAAAAGGCGACCCCGTGGAGTATTGGAAAGCAAAGCGCGGATACTGGGAGCCCGTGGACGAACCGCCGCGCATTATGCCAATGTTGGTCTGCTCAGAGTGCCAAAAGACAAACTTTTACCCCGGCGCCTTTTGCACCTATTGCGGAAGTTATAACGAGGGCGACGAAGAATGAAAAACACTTTAGCCATACCGCTGGCGTGTTATTTCCTTCTTTGTGTCGCGATCCTAACTTGGGCGCATATTGAAGACAAGAACAGGGCAATTAAACAGCTTGAGGAAAAAGCGGACGCCCTGGCGGCTGAGCTGGCAAAGCCGACGCCCACGCCGACAAGCACGCCGACGCCGACAGCAACACCCAGCCCGACGCTAACGCCGACACCAACGCCCGCCGGAGAGATCACACAACAGCAATTTTACAACGAGTGCATAAACCGCGGAATGGTAACACCCGCAAACGCTGAGGGCGACCGCATCACCAAAGAGCGCGGCGGATATATGGGACCGTCCGGGCGAGAAACTTATTACAATCTCCGAATGGATAATTGTATTGCCTACATGAGAGAGCTTGGGTATGATGAGACAAACTACCCGTATTGGATAAGAGAAGACGGCGCCAAAATGTTAGGGCTTTACGTCATGTGCGCCGCCAACTGGAAGACAAGACCACGCGGAACAATCCTACCCACAAGCCTGGGCGACGCCATTGTCGTAGATACTGGCGAGTTCGTGGCGGACTATCCGAACGGCGTTGACCTGGCGGTTGATTGGTAAAGGGGGAAAACATGAAGACAGAAAAAGACATTTTATACTGCATGACGGACGGCATCCCCAACGAAAACATAAAAGCCCAGGAAAGCCAAAGCCCCGACAAAGTTGTTTTAGTTTATGGAAGACGAAACGGCAAAAACCAAATAATAAAAGAGTTTTTGAAAACAAATTATAAAACGGACGCCGACTTAGTCCTTGGCGTGGCCAGACATTGCGAGAGCATCAGCAAACGCGGCGGAGATCACGCGGGAGAATACCACAGAATCGCGCAGCACTTGAAAAAATCAGCGGGGCACCTTTTAGCCCTGGAAAGGAACGGGAACACATGGCACGAGTAATTGTTAGTTTTGTAGAAGAACACGACGAAACAGGCCCCGTTTTTAAGTATATCGAAGGCGAATATAAAAAAGTAAAGTGGGACGGCCAAACCCTAACAATAGGCAATAAAAAAATAATAACCAGAGAGCTGAGCACATACGGACTGAACGACATTTTACTTTTAGTAATTAACGGCGAAATATATATTAAAAGGCTAACCCCCGAAGAAATAAAGGCCGAAGAAGAACGCCGAGCCCAAAGACGATCATTACAGGAATGTTTCGAGATAATAAAAAAAGAAAGGAATCCGAACACATGAGCAAAAAAGGTTTTACACACAGCTGGCCGGAGAACACCGAGCAGGCAACGGAATACACCGGCAAAGAGGCGACGGCGTACACAGTCGCGGTCCCGAATCTGGCGGGAACAATCCCAGGCAGAAACAAGCCAGCACACTGGCGCGACACGCTCAAGCTTTTGCAATACGTCAAAAAGCTGGACGGGTTTTGCAGAAATACAATTAACAGACGAGGCAATACGCTTAACAGAAAATGAACAGTATAAATATTTGTCTTTTTTCCCTTTGCAAAAGAACTGCCACAAACTTTGGCCCGTTTGCTCAAAAGATTTAAAAGAATGGACCATTTGCGCAGGAGCTACCAAAGACGGGCAAAAACTTGACCTTATAAATTTGACGGCAATATTTGAAGAACTTTTGGACAATGGAAAAATAGAAATCGAAATATGAGACTTTTTGAGACTTATTTTTGTGATATTTTGGAAGGGTAAAAGAAGAAATACAGCAGCGGACTAATATTTCTTTCTTTCCTCACAAGCCAGAGCCCAGCGCCCTGGCTTTTCTTTTGGGGGAATCTATGGCAACAAAGCGGAGCATAAGAAGACCAGACCAAAGTGGATGGGCTGAGGCATCATTCAAAAAGGCGCGGAAGATCATATACGCCAGCCAGACCAACTGCGGAATTTGCGGGCGCCCGGTTAACTTTGATAAAAAGTTTCCCGACCCTTGGAGCGCGACCCTTGATCATATCGTGCCGGTAAGCAAAGGCGGAGATCCCGCAGCGCTGGAAAATCTCCAGCTCGCACACTTGCAATGCAACCGCGCGAAAGCGTCCAAGCTTTACGCGCCACAGGTTAAAGAAAAGGCGGTCAGCAACAGAGACCTGCCCTTGTCATGCGACTGGGCCAAGGTCAGCAAATAGGGGGGGAAGGGCCCCCAAAGGCTGAGCGGAAAAGACTCCCCCGCCTGCACTACTTAGAAAACGCACACAAGACCCCGAGGGCGGACGGATGAAAAACGAAAAGGACATAAAAAAGAACATAGCGACATTGAAAGACATCCGGGACGACCTGGCAAACGTGCCGGCGGTCCGAGTCCAGGCGGTCCAAACCATGCAAAAGTTAATCGGAGACACGGACCCGAAAGAGACAGAAAAAAATATAAAAGTTTTGCGGGCAATCCGTGACGACGAGAGCGTAAACCACGCGGTCCGCATCCAGACAATACAGACCATGCACAAAATATTCGAGCAGATAGACGGCGACGGCGGCGACAGCGGCCCGACTGAGGCGGACATCATGGAGAAAATAAGAGGGCGTAAAAAATGAGCATTGACAAACTAACAAAACAGCTAAAAGCAAAGCGCGACCGCGTGCTTTTGCGTTATGACTTTTACGAGCAAAAGCAGAAAGCCCGCGACCTTGGCATCAGCACGCCCGACGGCTTGCAATGGTTCGGGGCGGTCAATGGCTGGTGTACTAAAGCCGTTGACGGACTGGCGGACCGTTTGCAGTTTGACACGTTCGAAAATGATAATTTTGAGTTTAACGACTTGTTTAACATGAATAACCCCGATATTTTCTTTGACGATTGTATGCTTGGGGCGCTTATTTCCTCATGTGACTTTGTTTATATATCAAGGGGCGAGGAATCCGGGCGGGTCCGCTTTCAGATCATAGACGGCGGCAACGCTACCGGCAAAATTGACGACTTTACGAAGTTATTAACCGAGGGCTACGCGGTTTTAAGCCGTAATAAAGAAGGTGAGGTGGAGACATTCGCATATTTTACACCGGGCCGTACTGAGGTTTACGAAGTTGGCAGAGTTGACCCCGTGGCCGTGGAGACGTTCACAAATTCCAAATATTGCGCGTTGGTCCCGGTCATAAACAGACCCGACGCCCGCCGACCTTTTGGACACTCAAGGATCTCAAGGGCGTGCATGGACATCACAAGGTCAGCCATGAGGACAGTAAAGCGCACGGAAATATCCGCCGAGTTTTACAGCTACCCGCAAAAGTATGTCACAGGACTGGCGCAGGACGCCGAGCTTTTAAACAGCTGGCAGGCCACCATGTCGGCAATGTTGCAATTTACCAAAGACGAGGACGGCGAAAAGCCGACGCTCGGACAATTCCAGCAGGGCAGCATGGCGCCGCACGTTGAACAGCTCAAGAGCCTGGCGGCAATGTTTGCCGGTGAAACCGGCTTAACTTTGGACGACCTGGGCTTTGTTACGTCCAACCCGTCGAGCGCTGAGGCAATCAAAGCGGCGCACGAAGGGTTAAGGCTGACGGCGGCAAAGGCGCAGAGGTGCTTTGGCGTCGGTTTTAAAAACGTGGGATATATCGGCGCGTGCATCCGAGACAATGAGGACTATAAACGCGAGGAGCTTTTCAAGACGCGGGCAACATGGCGCCCGACATTTGAGCCAGACGCGGCCGCCCTTGGTTTACTTGGGGACGGCGTGTTAAAGCTAAACCAGGCATTAGAGAACGGCGGCTCCTATATTGACGCCGATAGAATTAGACGCTTAACGGGAATTGAATAATTATGCCGCTGACTTATGAAGACATCAAAGAGCCCTTTTTGGAAACGCTGAGGAATGACAAAAGGGCAACCGCTTTAATTAACAAAATTGAGGCGGGCAAAGGCAATTATCAAATGGCCAGCGAATACGCCGCCAGAGTTGGCGACGACTTGGCCAAGGTGTTAAGAGCACGGGCCCCGCTGGAATCCATAGCGGAATGGGACATTGAAAACCTAATACCCAAAAGCCTGGGGCTTGATCACAGCATCGTGACCTACGCTTGCGAGAACGTACAAACGGCCATGAACAAAGACGCGGGGCTCGGCATCCGATACCAACAGCCGAAATTTGACAGCGCCAGGGCTTGGGGCTTAGTTGACGAGCTGAGAGATAACCCCGAGTTTACAAACATTGAAAAAAGTTTTTATGACCAACTAGCCAACTTTTCGCAAAACATTGTCGACGAGGCAATCCGAGACAATGCCGGTGTAATGGCCCGCGCCGGCATCCGCACCATGGTAATTAGAACGGCTGAGTCTGGCGCGTGTCCTTGGTGTGACGACGTGGCGGGCGTGTATGACTATGACGAGGTCAGATACCCAGGCGACGACGTATGGCGACGCCATGAGAATTGCCGCTGCACAATCAACTATATAACGGACCGAAACGGCGCGTTTTATAGCGAAGTTGTTAACAACTTTAAAAAGTGAGGGCGTAAAAATGAGATCACGGGCAGGACCACGAAAGGGGGCAAAGTTACAAAATGGGTAAAACGGGAAACCAAATCCCGACCCAAAGTGTAATTTTACCCTATGAAACATCATACGGAGACGAGGCGCGCCAGCTTTATGACATGAGCGGGAACGTATGCCAGGAATGGCAGGCGCTCATGCTTAACGACATAATGGCCATTAACTCGGACGGCTTGTGGGTGCATACAAAGTTCGGCTACTCGGTCCCGCGACGGAACGGGAAAACCGAAATATTAACACAGCGCGAGCTCTGGGGGCTATTCAACGGCGAACGCATCCTGCACACGGCACATTTAACGGACACGGCGCATATAGCTTGGGAGCGGTTAAAAAACCGCCTGGAAGAAATAGGGGTCAAGCCCGCCAGCTCATACAAGGCATACGGAAAAGAACAGATACGGATGCCGGGCGGCGGCGTGATTGATTTTCGCACCCGTACAAGTTCGGGCGCGCTGGGGTCCGGCTATGACCTTTTAGTAATAGACGAGGCGCAGGAATACACGCAGGCGCAACAAACGGCGCTCAATTACGTTGTATCATCCTCAAAGAATCCGCAGACCCTCATGTGCGGGACACCGCCAACGGCGGTCAGCGGCGGCGAAGTCTTCAGAGACTACCGCGACAAGACCCTACAAGGCGAAAGCCCAAACGGGGGCTGGGCGGAATGGGGCGTCGATCATAAAACCGACGTAAAAGACAAGGCGGCGTGGTACATGACAAGCCCGAGCCTTGGCACGATCCTAACTGAGAGAACGGTACAAGACGAAATAAACGGCGACGACCTGGACTTTAACATCCAGCGGCTTGGCTTATGGATAAAGTACACCCAGCAAAGCGCCATAAGCGCCCCGGACTGGGACGCCCTCAAGGTTGAAAAGTTGCCGGCTTTTGCCGGCGCTATTTATGCGGGCTTAAAGTTTGGCCGAGACGGTCAAAACACTTGTTTAAGCCTGGCAATCAAGACCGAAGACGGGCGGGTCTTTGTGGAAAGCATAGACTGCAGAAACCAGAGAGACGGCAACGCCTGGGTCATTAACTTTTTATTAAAGATTAAGGCGGCGGGCGTGCTTGTGGACGGCGCCAGCGGGCTGGAAACGTTCATGCGCGAGGCAAAAGAACAAAAGGTCAAAGGCGTTAAGGCGGCAACCGTTAAAGAGGTTGTGCAAGCCTCATCCGACTTTGAAACCGCCATAGCTAATAAAACACTTTGCCACAACGGGCAACCGGGACTGCGGCAAAGCGTGACGAATTGCCAACATAGGGCAATAGGCAGCGGGGGCGGTTATGGGTACAAGACTCTTGACGACGACATCGAGGTCGCGTTAATTGAGTCCGCAATTTTAGCAACCCACGCGGCGACGCAAGCCAAAGAGGCAAAGCGCCAGCGCGTTGGCTTATAAATTACGTTACCGAACGGCAAATCGGGAAAGGAGCAAAAAACCATGGCAGATTTTAAGGCAATAGAGACGCAAGAGGAGCTCGACAAGATCATCACAAACAGGCTTGAGCGCGAGCGCGAGGCATCCAACAAGAGGTACGAGGGCTTTATTTCACCCGAGGACCACAAAAAGGCTTTAGCCGCTCAGCAGAAGACCTTTGACGATTATAAAAAGGCCCACGAAGGCGACTTGAAAACCATTGAAGAACTCACGGCAAAAAACAAAGAATATGCAACGGCAGCATTAAAAAGCCAGGTAGCCCGCGAGCTTGGCCTTGGTTATGAATGGGTCGAGCGCATCAGCGGAAACGACGAAAAGGAGATCCGCGCCGACGCTGAGGCCCTCAAAAAACTTGTAGGCACCGGGAGAACAACCCTGCCTACCAAAAACATGGACTTAGGCACAGGCGGAGACGATAAAGACGCAGGTCTACGCGCGGTGCTTAAATCAATAAAAAACGAATAAAAGGAGAAAAACAAAATGGCATTTACAGCAGCACAGTTTCCCCATGAACTCATTAGGGAAGTATTTTTGAACGCTAAGGGACACAGCGCAATCGCTAAGCTGGCAGACCAGACCCCCATCTCTTTCACAGGGTCCGACATTATGACTTTTAGCCTTGACGGCGAGGTCAATATCGTAGCTGAGGGCGGCGCAAAGGCTGAGCATACCGGCTCAAATCCTATTGTTAGCATGGTACCTATCAAGATTGAATACGGCCAGAGAGTATCCGACGAGTTTTTGAAGGCATCCGACGAAAAGCAGATTGAAGTGCTTAGAGCATTTTCAGAGGGCTTTGCGCGCAAGGTTGCCCGCGGCCTTGACATTATGGTTCTTCACGGCGTTAACCCGAAGACAGGCAGCGCAGCCGCAGCAATCGGCACAAACAGCCTTGACACTAATACAGACGTTACGGCCGTAACATACGTACCCGCAACACCCGACCCCGAAGGAAACATCGAGACAGGCGTCGCAGCCCTTGGTGATAATGACTTCACAGGCCTGGCAATGGACAAGACATTCGCGGCCGCTTTGGCATCCCTCACAGTTAACGGCGTTAAGCAGTACCCCGAGCTTGGCTGGGGCGCTAACCCGGGCACAATCAAGGGCGTAGACTCCGACGTTAACAGCACAGTTAGCGCCGTAACAGGCAAGCACGCTTATATGGGCGACTTTAGGGGCGCTTTCAAGTGGGGCTATGCTGACCGCATTGACCTTGAAGTAATCGAATACGGCGACCCCGACAACAGCGGCGCAGACCTCAAGGGACACAACCAGGTCTACCTCAGAACAGAGGCGTGGATCGGCTGGGCAATCCTTGACGGCGCAGCTTTTGCAAGAATTGAGGAATAAGGCCGTGCGCTTTCGCCACAAGATCACCGGCGTAATAATTGACGTTAAAAGCGACTTAAAAGGACCTTGGGAGAAGTTAGACGGCGGGGAGAGCCCCGCCGCTAACGTTTCCGAGATCATCCAGCCCGCTGAGGCGGTAAAGGCTGACGACATCAAGAAAAAGCCGGGGAGAAAATCCAAGAAGTAAACGAGGTACCGAAAATGTCAATTTATGCGACCGTTGAAGACATCCAGACATTAAAAAGACCGTTGACGGCATCCGAGCAGGAAAGAGCCGAGGCGCTTTTGCCCGTCGTGTCTTCTTTAATACGTTACGAGGCAAAAAAGACGGGGCGCGACTTTGACGAAATGATCATGCGCTCGGGTCTTTGTGCAACCGTTGACGAATTAACAGGCGACGGAGAACAGACAGCATTTACGCTTTCATATACTCCAAACCAGATTGTTAATATCACCGTAAACGGCGCCAGCGTGCCCGCTGACGCTTACAGCGTCACAGGTAATCAAATTACATTCACGGACGCCCCAAGCGGCGCTGTCGTGGTCCTATACGATTACAGGGCCTTGGCTGACGTTGCCCGCGGCGTTGTTTGTGACGTAGTTATGCGAGAGCTTAACACGCCCGGTAATATGTTGCCCACGACATCATACAGCGAGGGCGCCGGGAATATGTCACAGTCTTTTAGTTTGCCTAACTCCAGCGGCTCAATCAAGTTATGGCCGTCAGACCTCAAGGCGCTGGGCTTAAAGCGCCAGAAGGTTGACGCCCTGGACTTGTGGACCGACAAGGGCGGCGCGTGCTTTCCGCCACCGGCCAGACGGCTTAGGGGGTGAAAGTATGCTACCGAGTTTTTGCAATCAGACAGTTACAAGAATAAGACCCGCAGCCAAGGAAAGCCGCGGGTCTATTATTCCAGACTGGAGCCAGGCGACAGAAAAGGACATCGGCGGCTGCTCAATGCAACCGGCAAGCACAAGCCTAAGCCAAGACGGGCGCGTGCTGGGGTTGCTTGATGAATACACGTTATTTTTACCGCCGGACGCTGACGTAATGGCAGGCGACCGCATCCGCTACAACGGGCAAATATACCAGATTGACGGCGACGTCAGAATCCAGCCCGCGCCTTTGCGGCTTGATCACATAGAACTAAGACTGCGGAGGCATAGCGGCTAAAAATGGAAATTGTTTTTAACTCGGCGGGCTTTAAAGAGATTTTAGAGTCTGAGGGCGTCCGGGAATTAGTCCAGGACACCGCGCAGGAAATCGCGGACAAGGCGAACGAAAACTACGGCGGCGACGGCTTTGAAGTTAAGGTCCAGCACCTTGGCTATGGCGGCGGACGCTGGGGCGCTTTTATTACATCCAAGGACAATAAGGCGGCGCAGGCCGAGAGCGAAGACAAAGCACTAACGAGGGCATTACATATATGATCATTTACAGACCCGTAGACATAGAAGACGAGATCCGCAAAGCCTTAAAAGATTATTTTACGGTTTATGTCAGACCTTTGCCGGCTGACTTTGCGGTACCGTCACTTTTGATCACAGCAACGGGCGGAACGTCAGAAAACAAAATTGACGCTTTCACCGTGGCAATAGACGCGAGAGCGGAGACAGACGCCGAGGCGGACGAGCTGGCGCGCAACGCTTTGGGAGTCCTTGAGGAAATCACAAAACAGCAAGCCGGCGCGCTCAGATTTATGGAGCTTAACACCCTGGCAAACTGGAGAACAGACCCAGCACGCCCGGAGCTTAAAATGCGGACCATAACGGCGCAAGTTTACGCACACCGCGAACAAATAAACTTTTAAGAAAGGAAGTTTAAAACATGGCAACAAATAAGACAAACATGGGAATCGGCCGCGCCGTTGGCATGGCATACCGCGCCCCGGAAAATACAGCCCTGCCGGCAACACCTGGCGAGACATTGGACCCCGCATGGGTTGAAATTGGCGCAATATCCGAAGACGGCATCACCTGGGGAACAGGTAAAGACGCAGAGCCCTTGAAGAACTGGGCCAAGAAAGTGGTACGCGTTATCGGGTCCGACGAATCCGGCTCAGTACAGGCGCCCTTTATTGACACAACAGAGGACACGCTCAAGACCATTTTTGGCGCCGACAACGTAACAATTAGCGCAGCAACAGCCACACACGGCAAGGTCGTTAGTGTTACAGTTGCGCCCGGAGTATCAGCGCCGCCCGCCGCTTTCCTTTTCTTGATGAAAGACGGCGACGACTTGCTTATGCTTGGCACCGAGTCCGGCGTTGTTACGGAACTGGACGACATAGGCTTTGCGCCTACTGACGCGATCACATGGAACGCAACAATCGAGGCCGACTCTTGGACATTCGCCAAGGACGACGGCCAGACAATTTAAAAGCATGAGACAGGGGGAAAAATATCATGCCAAATGTTTTTGTTTTAAAAGATCACTTGAAAGAGCGGAAAGACTTTAATGTTGAGATTGCGGGAAAGGTTTACACAATCCCGCACACGTCAAAACTTGACCACAAGGACGTTAACACGCTTACAAAAATACAGGCGGGCGATTATGGGGCCATGTATGACCTTTTAACCCGCTATATTGGCGCGGATGTTTCCGAATCTTTAAACATTGGAGAGCTTGAGGCACTTTATCAAGGCTGGACCGAGTTTATCAAGGAAACCGAGGGGGCAACCCTGGGGGAATAATAAGCCTTGCGGAGTTTGCAAAAGATCACCGCGAGGCATTGAACTATGATTTACTGACAAAAACGGGCTTTACGTGTGACGACATCGGGGGCGCCCTCAGCTGGGGCGCCCTTTTAAGTTTTATTAAAAACGTGGGCCCCGACTCAGCTTTAGGGCGGGAAATAGGCAACACAAACGGCTGGGAAACGCGCATAAAAACGAACGCGATATTAGCCGACATTTACGACCTTTTACAAGTCATAAATAGAAATATTGTCGCCGCCCACAGTAAAAAACCAGTTAAAGAGAAAATCAAACCCTACCCCAGACCGGGGCAGGATGAAAACAAACGCAAGATTGGAAAGGGCGCCATGCCCGTGGCTGACTTGCGCGAGTGGATAAACAAAAAAAGGAAAAGGAAGGGGGGCGACAAGTAATGGCGGGCGGTATGGTAGAAGTAGCAAAAGCGACCGTTACGTTGGTCCCAAACATGGCCGGAGCGCAGGGTGAGATCACCCAGCAGCTAACGGGAATTACTAAAGACGCCAGCGAAAAGGCGGGAGACGAGGGCGGCAGCGCCTTTGGCTCAAAGTTTGCCGGAGCCGTCAAAGGCTCAGCGGCCGCAATAGGCGCCGCAATAGCCGGAGCAACGGCGGCGGCCGTTGGCACGGGTAAAGCCTTTGTGGACGCCGCCAAGGACGTGGCCGCATACGGGGATACCGTGGACAAGCAAAGCCAGCGCCTTGGCTTGAGCGCTAAGTCGTACCAGGAACTTGACTACGTAATGAACTTGGCCGGGACATCCATGGACAGCATGAGCGCCGGCATAAAAACCCTAACAAACCAGCTTGACGCAGCCAAGAACGGCAGCGAGGCGGCGCAGGGTATGTTTGCCGCTTTGGGCTTGTCTATGGACGACCTGGCAAACATGAGCCGCGAGGATGTTTTCAAAAGTGTCATTATGGGCTTTTCGGGCATGGAAGACAGCGCGGAACGTGCAGCCCTGGCAAATGACCTTTTAGGAAGGTCCGGGCAACAGCTGGCACCCCTTTTCAACATGACCGCCGAGGAAATAGCCGGAGCTATTGAGCAGGCCAACGAATACGGGATGGTCATGGACGACAGCGCGGTCAAAGCGTCGGCAGACTTTACCGACTCAATGACCACGTTAAAAAAGACCATGACAGGCGTAAAAAATAGCCTTATGGGCGAATTTTTGCCGGGCTTAACTGAGGTCACAAGCGGGCTCGCGGCGGTTTTCGCCGGGGATGAAAGCGGAATCGGGCAAATAGAGACAGGTTTACAAAATGTTATTGGCAACGTGTCAAAAATGGCGCCCCAGTTTTTCAAACTGGCGTCGACCCTTGTTTCCGGCATCCTGGCGGGCTTTGCGCCTATGTTGCCGAGCCTTGTGTCCGAAATTTTTACATTTTTGACTAACGCAATTATTACAATTACGGGGCTAATACCTCAATTAACGCCCGTGATCACAAGCGGACTCCAGCAAGTTGGACAGGCACTTTTTACAGCTTTGCCGGTCCTTTTGTCTTCACTTTTACAAATGGCCCAGGACATAGTGCTTTGGCTTGCATCCGGGGACAATGTAAAAACATTGATTGACGGAATTATACAGCTTGTCAGCATCCTGGCAATGAGTCTCGCGGACACTTTGCCCGTATTATTGCCGGCGATAATTAACATAATTGGCCAGATTGCGGACGCATTGACGGCACCCGAAAATGTCAACATGATTTTAACTTCTATTGCTTATATTTTGGGCGCTATCCTTGTAGCCCTTGTTAATGCCATACCCGAATTATTAAATTTAATAATCAAGGTCGGCGCCAATATTTTGGGGCTTTTGGCTGACTGGGGCGGCAAGCTTTTTGGCTGGCTGGGCGACCTCATAGCGCAGGGAATAGCCAAGGTCGTGGACTTTTTCACCAAAATTAAAAACGCCTTTACACAGGCGGGCGAAAATATCCGCCAGGGCGCTGAGAATATAAAAAATAAAGTTGTTGAGCTTGTCACGGGAATTTTTAACAAGGTTAAGGAATTACCCGAGAAAGTAATCAACATCGGGCGCGACCTTGTGACCGGCTTGTGGAATGGCATTAACGATAAAATAACATGGGTTAAAGATAAAATAGCAGGCATGGGCCAGGCGATCACAAACGCGATAAAGGGAGTTTTTGGCATTGCGTCACCGTCGCGAGTATGGGCCAAGGAAATAGGCGCCATGTTACCGCCGGGCCTTTATGCTGGCTTTGAAAAATCCATGGACGAAGTAAAAGCCGACATCGCGCAAGACATGAACGGCTTAACGGCCAGCGTGTCTGCTGACGTGTCAGCATACGGAGCAGCGGGCGCGGCAATGTATGACAGCCAGGGCGAAACAATCAACACGGGCGGAAATACTATAAACGTTTACGCATCCGAGGGGCAGGACATCAAGGCGCTGGCGGATGAAATCGCCATTAAACTTGAAGACATGACACAAAGAAAGAGGTCTGTATATGCCTAAACTTTACGACATGACAACGGACAAAAACGGCCGTTTTACTTTTGCGGGTGAAACGTCGGCGGACTTTGGCGTGATCATTGCCAAGGCACCGACGTTTGAACACGCCGCCAGAAAATCACAGGCGTTTGAGGTCCCAGGGCGCAACGGCGTAATTTTACAGCAGCAGGACGCATGGGGCGACGTTTCACGGGTTTATAATGTATGGCTTGCAGTAGATCACGCGGAAGACTTGCCAGGCAAAGCAAACGGCTTTTCGGCGTGGCTCAATTCAATAAAAGGCTATCAGAGGCTTGAGGACTCATTCGAGCCCGAGGTTTTCCGCCTGGCATACTATAACGGCGGCGCGGATGTTTCCAACAATCTGATGCAATACGGCGAGGCGGCCGTGTCTTTTTCTTGTAGGCCCGAACGTTTTTATAAAACAGGCGACACGCCCAGGGACTTGAGCAACGGCACGCCGATATACAACCCGACCCGCTTTCCGTCAAAGCCGTTTTTACATATTGAGGGTAGCGGCGCCGTGTCTATCACGATAAACGGCGAAACGATCACGGCGACAATTACGGACTATATCAATATTGACTGCGACCGCATGAACGCTTACAGGCTGGCAGCTGAGAACATGAACGACAAGATCGGCGGAACGTTTCCGGCAATAGCGCCGGGGCTTAACACGGTTGCGACCACGGGAACAATAACAAAGGCAACTATAACACCGAGGTTTTACACAATATGATACCAGTATTATATAAAACAATAACGGAAGGGACGGTCCCGGGCCATTACGGAATCGGACCGCTAACGGACTGTTTAGCGGCGACCGTGGAAGAATCCCGCAACGGTGAATACGATCTCACGCTGGAATACTCAGCGGGCGGAATCCATGCCGAAGACATCCAGCCGTTAACGATCATCAAGGCAAAGCCAAATTATACGGACGACCCCCAGCTTTTCGAGGTTTACAAAGTTGGCCGCGTATTAAATGGGCGCTTTACGGTTAACGCGCATCATATTAGCTACCGGCTGAGCTATAAGACAATAACAACGGGCTCTGCCGCCTCATGCGTGGCCGCGTGCGCGTTGCTTTCAGCGGCGGCGGGTAATTTTACTATATCCACCGACAAGACCACGGCGGCCGCTTTCCGCGTGTCTGAGCCTGGGAGCGTCAGATCCTTTTTTGGCGGTAAAGCGGGGTCACTTTTGGATGTTTACGGCGGCGAATGGCAGTACGACAATTTTACAGCCAGACTATTAAAAGACAGGGGAGCCGACCGCGGTGTTACCATTAGATACGGCAAAAATTTAACCCAGTTAAGCCAGGAAATCAGCATTGAAAACCTAGCGACCTCAATTTTGCCATATTACAAGGACACGGACGGAAACGTCACAACGGGCGCGGCCGTGCCAACCGGGTTAATACTTACATCGGCGCGCGAGATTGTAAAAGACTTTTCGGAGAGCGTAAACCCAGACAGCGCCACCCCTATTGCCACACAGCTGGCAACGCTGGCGGCGCGCTATATTTCCAATAATAATTTAACAGTTGCGATAAATTCCATAAAATTGGACTTTCAACAGCTTGAAGGACTGACAGAGCGGGTCGACCTTTGCGACACGGTAAATATTTACTTTGACGCGCTGGGGCTGACAGCATCCGCAAAGTGTATTAAAACCGTTTGGGATGTTTTACAAGAGCGCTATAAATCCTGCAGCTTTGGCAATCCGCGTGTAAATATTGCGGACACGATCACAGAACAGGAAAAAGAGGTACAGGAAAAGCCGAGCCGGTCCTTTATGGCTGAGAGCATAGACAAGGCCACCGCGCTTATATCGGGAAACCTTGGCGGCTATGTAGTCTTACACGACAGCAACGGCGACGGCGCCCCCGACGAGATCCTTATTATGAACACGCCCGACATATCAACAGCGACCAAAGTATGGCGCTGGAATAAAAGCGGCTTGGGTTATAGCTCAACAGGTTATGCGGGCCCCTATGGGCTGGCCATGACCTCAGACGGCGAGATCGTGGCGGACTTCATAACAACGGGCATTTTAAACGCTGATTTAATCAAGGCGGGCACGATCACGGACGCGGCGGGCAATTCGTCAATAGACATGACCAACGGCCAAGCGCATTTATATATGTTTGACGCCGTGGAGCGTTTCCGCTTGGTTGACGCAAACAACGACAAAAAAGCAGAAATAACACACTCAAATATAAACGGCTCAATATTAAAGCTATTTAGGGACAATCTGACCGAGGGCGCCAGGCTTGGAAGTAATGGTGACGTTGTGCTTTCCGACGCTGGCGGCGTGGAACAGGTCAATATATATGTTACAGCCAACGGCGGCCATATATTGCTAAAAAACACACAAGGCAATACGGGCGTATCAGTTTTCACGCTGACAAATGGCGGCAATATTGCGCTATATAATGCCAACGGCGAAACCCGCGCTACTTTTTTTATATCGGACTCTTTAGACTCGGGCTTTATTCGTTTGTTTAACACAAACGGCGACCGTAACATTTACCTTGAGGGCGACGACGGCACGATTGACACCGGCGGCGATATTTACTGCGTAAACATACACACGCAATCAAGCCGAAAAATAAAAGAGAATATAAAACCCATTGAGGACGCGCGGAAGATTTTAGAGCTTGAGGCGGTCCAATTTGATTTTAAGGACAAAAAGAAAGGGACGAACAAAAGGGGCTTTATTGCCGAGGACGTGGCGGAAGTTTTGCCAAACTTAGTCACGCCTGAGCATACCCAGAGCGACGGACACGAAACGGTCGCGGCCCTTGATTATGTCGGCATGGTCCCTTATTTACAGGCGATCATAAAAGAGCACGAAACCAGAATAAAAGAACTGGAGGCAATTATAAATGGAACAAATCAACGTTAATTTAATCCCGGGTAAAGTTTTGCCAGTTTGCCACGTTTCACAGTTTGACGAAAACAGGCAAATTAAAGTAAACCTTTTTGACGGTGAAAATGTTTTTGCTTTTTCCGGCGGAGACAGCGCCGAGCTCAATGTCAAAAAGCCGGACACGACGATCGTAACAACGGCGCTGACAGTTGCAGCGGCGCAGACCTATGTTGAGCTTACGACATCCCAGCAAATGACCGCCGTGGCTGGCGCTAATATGTGCGAAATCAAGATCACGCACGGCGCCCAGGTAATTGGCACCCTCAATTTTATTATGCAGGTTGAGGAAAGCCCACTTAATAACGGCGTAGAATCCGACAGCGCCATACATGACCTAACAAATCAAGTTGAAAGAATCATGGACGCCGTGATCACAAAAAGAGTAAACGAGATAAGCGGCAACACAAACAACCTTTTTAATATTAACCAATATGAGGACGCGGCGGGCGTAACCTTGACAGACGGGGAGCTTTTCGGCACATCACCCGCATACATGGCCCTGCCAGATTTTGATATTACATACAAGCCAAACACCCAGTACACGGTGACGCTTGACGCAAAAATAAAAACATCAGCCGGAACAGGTAACGGCTTGGTGGTTTATGTTGTTTACTCTGACAGCACATCAGAAAATATAATAAGGTTCAAGAGAAACCAGACAAATTATTTAAGAAACAGCGGCACGACCGCAGCCGGGAAAACAGTCCAAAGAATCAAGCTGACCTACTCGACGGGCAACTCAGACGAATGGTACGCCCGCAACATCCAGGTCGAAGAAGGAACGGTCGGCACCGAGTATATCCCATTTAAGACCGCAGACGACGAGATCGCCAGAAGAAAAGCACGCATAACAGACGAGTTACAAAAAGACGTTTACTACGTCAATAACTGGGCGTATGCAAACTATGACTCGGTCACGGGTGTAATACAGTTTAGCCAGACAAGGATCGGAAATGTTGAACTCGTGCCGGTTGAGCGCGGCGACATCATCCGCATAAGCAACGGCACCGGCTATAAGCACGCGTGGAGAATATGGCCGACGGACAACACGCCCGCACGGTCCAGGACTTGGAACGCTGACGAAGAAGAAATCGAGGTCACGGGCGCGGGCCTTTTCGGCGTCAAATATGAGGACGAAAACAACGCCTCGAACTTGCTTGACCTGGCAACCTTTGACGGCGCCTGCTCGATCATCCGCAAGGCATACGCCAACGACTTGCAAAAGCTGACGACGCCGACCACAAAGGGCTGCGCATATTCTTGGTGGGTAAATAATCGCGCTGTTGACTCATACGGCAATTTATATGTTAGCTATATTTCAGAAAAGGCGGTCTGCGGGGTCCTTTGCCGCTTTCCAGACGGTACAATATACCGCCGCGACCTTTTCCAAGCTGAGGACAAAGACGACCACAACGCGCCCAGCGTTTTAGTTGTTACAAAAGACGGCGCGGAATATGTTTTTGTTATCGGTTGCACCGGACACAATTACGATAATAAAATAAATGTGTTTATGGCAACTGAGCCCAATTCTATAAATTGCGAGTTTATAAACAAATCTTTTGAAATGACCGCCGCGCCGGACTTTGTAATACAGACAACATACAGCCAGGCTTTTTTCGAGGTCTTCACGTCGGGCGGCGTTACCTACAACAGAATTGTTAATTTTTTCCGAGTCAAAGAGCTGGACACGATAAACAGCACATATCAAATGTGTTGGATGTGCGCCATGTCTGACGACTATGGCGACAACTGGACAATTTACAGAGCTTTTACCGCAGGGCAAAACATTAGCGAAAAATTGTTCTATATGTCGGCCAACGACACAAGAAGCAATGTCTGGCTAAAAAGGGTCGTTTTGCAATATAACACAACGAATGTTAACGAGGCGCCAATCGCCGGCGGTTTTATCAACACGCGCACGCTTAACATTTTGGACTGGTCAGTCTCAGACATTGGCCACCCTATGACGGAATGGCACGACGGAGAACACCCGGTCAATAATACTATCGCAGAATATAGCGACTTTACGCCCTTAGTATATGCGGGCGGGTCCTATGCTTTGCGTATCCTTGATGTTTGGGAAAATGGCGACTTTTTGTTTGCCAAGGCCGTGCAGAGCGCCGCAGACGTTCACGACGTTACAGACTGGGGGCTTTACCTTTACAGCGGCGGCAATGAGTATTTTATTGACACGTTGGGGCTTGCTTTCTTTGTCGGCTCGGCATACGTAACAGGCGCCAACTTTGTGGGCGACGAGTCGCACGTTGTATATTCAAAGAACGACTCGACAACACAGGACGGGGCGCACAGTTTGCACCTTGTAGAGCTGAGCGGCGGCGCCGTTGTGTCTGATAAGATCATCAAGAGATCCGGGCAGCTTTTGGCGCGTCCTATGCGTTACGACCGCGGCGGGCTTATGGCCTTGGCTGGACAATACCGCGAGGGCCAGGGCACAAAATATCTAACATGGCACTTTGGCATTGAGTGTTTTGACAGCATCTAAAGGGGGCGGCGATTATGAAAGACATTATAGTCGCCGCGCTTGCATCCGGCGCGGTCTTCTCATTCGTCCAATTTATGATCACTTTCGGCTTTAGTCGAAAAGACAAAACAAAAGACCTTGAAGACAAGCTGGACAGACAAGACCATAAAATAGACGAGGTACGCGAAAAAATAGACGAGAACGCGGCAATTTTAGCGCGTACTCATATTTTGAGATTTTCCGACGAGCTGAGAAACGGGGTCGAGCACTCCAATGAATATTTTAGGCAACAGCTGGACGATTGCGACACCTACAATAAATATTGCGAGACACACCCCAATTTTAAAAACTCATACACGGAGACAGCGGACGCATACATCAAAGAAACTTATAACAGACTTTTAAGGGAGGGCAAGTTATGAAACTACCAAACAAAGTTTACGACGTTTTAAAATGGGTTATGTTTTTGGCGACCCCCGTTTGCACTTTCGTTCTTGGAATCCTGGCAGCAATCCAGACGGGCGACGCGTCCGCGATCATAACCGCAGTAATTGGCGGCCTTGGCACGCTGGCGGGCGTTATTATCAAGATAAGCGACACGGAGTACAAGAAAGGGGGCGGCTAATATGGGCTCATGCTGGAAACAGAAAGCAAAAGACTACTTGTGGGCGCAAGTTGGCGAAGTTTGCGGGAAATCATCCGCATACGCCAAGGAAATGGACGCCATAAACTACTACAACTACCCCAAGAACGGGGTGGCGAATAGTTGCGCGCTTTTATGTGATAATTCACTTTTGCACGCTTGCACGGGCCCCAGCTATGACGAGGACCCCGACGGCGCCAAATGGACCGCGCTTGCGGCCATGTATGAGCCCCAGGCACGCGGAGCAAACGCCGGAGCGGGTTGCGTCCAGAAAGTTGCATATTTTAGGGCGGCGGGCGAATATTACACGGACCCGCAGGACTTTTGCGAGCTTGACGAGATATTCTTTGCAAGTCCCGACTATATCAGCGCCGAAAACCCCGAAGGCTTATATCATACGGGCATGATTGTATCATGGGGCTATATTGAGGAATTAGGCGCGGACGGTTTTACGACCATTGAGGGTAATACAACCTACGAGGGCGAGGCGGGCCGCGTTGCGTACAAGTATTACGCATACGACGACCCGAGAATCCACGGCGCGGGGCGTCCTAACTGGGATGGCTGGGAGCCTCAGACAGCGCCCGAGAATCCGACACAGGAAAAACCCAAGCCGGAGCCAACGGAGCCCACAGAGCCCACGCCAGAGCCGCAGGGCTTGTATTATGTCCGCATTGCATACAATCAAGAAAAGGACAGCGCGGGGGAAGTCCTGGCAGCTTTGCGGCTTAGATCATCCCCGGAG